TATTAATAATTCACCAGTTGCTATTCTATCAATTAACACTAATGTATTACCATTACCACTCAGCCCTTTTATAATACCACTTATGTGATTTACTCTACCGTCGTCTGTTACAAGCCATTTAAGTTCTTGGGCATAATTGTTAAAACCTAAAACACCATCTTGTAATTGAAAAATGTTAATATCTAGTTCTGCAAGTACACCTCTGTCTTGTAATTCTTTACTGCTAAGATTTCCTGTAACAGGTCCTAAACTACAAATACAACCAACTGCTTCATGTTCTTCTTTAGGAATAGTTCCTGTCAAACCCCAACGTATTGGAACATCTTTAAAAGGTCCACTTAATAAATTTCTTAACACATCTGCTTTTGCTTTGTGTACTTCATCAACCATAATGCAAACAACACCATCTAAAAATTCATCAATAGGAAAATCTGCTACATAGTTCTTACTTTTCTTTTCTAATATACTTAGACTTTGCCAAGTACATATTGTATGAGTTTTATCATACTCCTTTCTGTCACCAAACAACACACCTACATCTAAGCCTAAATTCTTATAGTCTCTTTCAGTCTGTACAACCAAGTCTTTGTTAGGAACAATAACAATACTTCTACCATACTGTTCACACATATCGCTTAAGGCGGCTGTTATGAGCGTCTTACCGGCGCCTGTAGCCACCTCTTGCAAACTTTGTGGGTTCTTTAAAAACTCGTTTATAACTTGAACTTGATAATCTCTAAGAATTACAGGTTCGCCTTCTGCTGGATGTCCTTTGGGCCACATTGTATCTTCATACCTTGTGTCTGTTATAGTCTCAAAATTAAAACTCCAAACTTGTCGTTTGTCGTCAATCTCAATCTCATAACCTGCTTTTTGAACTATTGGTAGTAGTTTGTCTAACATGTTCATATATGTTCTGCCGCCAATATCACAGTACCTAACACAACCATCCCATCTGCCTAATTTATAAGCAGGCATATGATATGCATAAGGTAAGAAATATTTAGCGGCATCAGAAATTGCACGTCTTGTTTTAACGTCCAAGCCAACGAATTTTACATTAACTTCGTCTCTTATTTCTAGAACACATTTAGCCATATTGTATTATACTACCATTTCCTTTGAAGTGTCAACCTAATTTGTCTTCCACGGCTATCATAACCAGGAAGAACTTCTACTTCTTCATCTAACATATTATCTATGTTCAATGCTAGTTCAAGTTCGCTGTCAAAAGTTTTAATATATCTAAAAGATAAATTTTCTAAATCTTCCAACTCACTACCATCATACAGTCCAGGTATTCTTTCAAACTGTCCTCTATAAGTAATGTTAAAGTTATGACTACCAAAACTTTGATCCCAACTTACAACACCAATATACTTAGGTACTCTTGCTTGTTCAGTATCTGTGTATTTTAATGTAATACCAAAATTACCAAACATTTGTGAGTATCTAACTCCTTGTGTATCGTATGCACCTGTATTGTAATACTTTGCATTGTAATACTCTGTTGTAGTCGTTGATGTTGCATTACCATCTTCATCATATGTTACAGTGATAACATCATTAGAACCACCTGGTGTATATTCAATTGCTTCTTCAAATTCATATTTAAAGATACTTAACACACCAAATCCAAGTTCATAACCTATACCTTCTTCTGGTAACAAGTCTAAGTTAGCATCAACCCAACTGTCGCCATTTAATTCATACAATGTAGGTCTTCTAAAACTATTTCCAACATTCAAAAAGAATGCTCCTTTTTCAAGTCCAAATCTTAATGCATTTTGGTCTTCGTTGCCAACCCTAAAACCAAAGTTATATTTCATGGCAAAGTCGGCATTTATATTCAAGTATGCACCATAGTTGTCTCTGTTATGGTCTCCGCCAGCAGTTAGATATTGTTCATGACTAGCATCAACACCATATGCAATTTGCAGTTTTTGTGATAGGTTAGTTTGGTCACCAACTCTTAAATAATCTGTACTGCTTTCATTCCAATATGATTCATATTCACCTGTAAAGTAATGTGCTTTATCATGTGTTCTACCTATTGTAAAGTATTCATTATTTACTGCAACATTATATTTTTCACCATCTTGTTTACAGTCATTTGATGAAGAGAAATCTGCCGCCCAACAATTATCATAACCATATTCATAATCTGTGTAATCCATTGCTATTGTAAAGTCTTGTACATCAAAATTAAACTTTGCATTTCTATTTGTGTATAAGTCTTTTTCTGTATTGTCGTTTCTCACACTATCTTGATTAACTTCCATTGCTGTATATTGAAACCAATCGCTTGGTGCAAGGCTTACATATTTACTGCTCTGTGATCCAGCACTTACTGTAACACCTTTTTCAATATTATCTTTTATTAATATAGTTCCAGCAATACTACCACTACCATATACAACACTATTTGCACCTGATATAATTTTAATACTTTGTCCAGTTGCTAGTTCTGTTCCAAAGTCATACCATGCACTACCAGGCAAATTTGCCGGTATTCCATTTTTATATACTGCGGTGTGTACTGTTTGAGCACCACGTTCATTGTATCCTTGGAAAGCACCTTGTCCGCCAGCCGTCCATGTGTGGGCAGGTAATAGTACTCTTATTAAGGATGTTCCTTCTAGGGGGTCTGCTTCTACTGTCTTAGATTGTTGTGCCACTACCACAACTTCCTCTATCTCTTCTGCTTCTGCATTAAATGATATTGCCATTAATACCATAACTGCAAACACAAAATATAAAGGACTAAAATTGATGTGAAAATTCCAGTCAATTTTGTCTTGCTTATTCATAACTTCTCCGTTTGTTAAAAACACAAACCGACCTTGGTTTGCGTCTATTATAATTATACGTCTTTATAAGGAAAAGTCAAGTAAAATATTATCTTATTTTATAAAAGGTGAAGCCCGGAGGAACTCCGGGCTTCTTGGTGCTCTCTTGGGGGATGACTAACGTTTGAGCACCAGGGAACCGTTAGCAATATGTATTTATTTTATATTGCACCCTTCATGCAAGTTGTTCTGGCTAATGATTGCCAATTGTTTGGCTCCATTTTCCTAAGGTCTGAAATCTTAAGAACCATTCTCAAACTAACTTCACGAAGTTTGTCTGCATTATCAAGCATAAAGTTAATGACTTCTTGGTCACCATCTTTACCAAACTTGTATTCTTCAAGCATACCATCTCTAACAATCTGCTTGATTCTAATGAACTTATCTTTAATACTGTTCATTGTAAGATCCAAGTAGTGACATCTTGACATAAGTGCCGCCAAGTGATCCTTAATCTTTTTAGAACGAACGTTTTCAAAATCAACGTTAGTAATAAAGATACAACCACCTTTGAATTCAAACCTATCAGGAATACCTTCCCTACGAAGTGCTTGTGATTCTGACTTCCAAGTAATGTATCTCTTCTTACCTGAATCAAGTGTAGCCTTAAGCATGTTCAAACATACTTCATCAAATAACACACTATCACAGTCATCAAATACTAATATGTTACCAGGTGCTGAATTGTTATACAATGTTTGGAACAAACCAATTGGAGTTACCGAACCTTTAACAACTTCAGTTCTTGCAGGTTTTCCTGAAACCTGTGTAAGCATATCATACTCTTCAAGAACACTTTCAACACCAAATGACTTACCAACTCCTGGAGGGCCACTTACTATCATACCTCTAACAGTACCTTCTGCTACTGCATGAGTCATCCTATCAAGTATATCAAACCTTTCTTTGATTCTCTCAATAGCATCAGTTTCACTCTCTTCTTTTTTAGGAGTATTTTCGATTTTAGGTTGTTCTGCATAAACACTAGGAGTTACATACTCCAAGTCTTTTGTAGGATCTTCAATTAAAATCCTAATGCTAGAAAATTTATCGCCCATTGCTTCAGTACCATCTACGGTAATAAAAGCACCTTTTTTGCCAATATTAAGTGGCTTAATGATTGGAAATACTGTATTAACAATTTCGTTTTTACGGTATGTACCAGCCTTAACTTTTACATAATTTAAAGTATCTTTTTTCATAATGTCATCCCCGACTGTTATGTTATGAGCAAGGACCCTTTCCCTAACTCTTATATACTATTATACGTCTTTTTGAATGGAAGTCAACCTTTTTACCAAAAAAAGTGGTAAAAAAGTTAATCTTTTTTGATGTTTAGCATGAATAGGCAAGTTTGTAAGCATTTTGCCTGCCATTTGGCATCATCAACAGCACTATGTAATGCTTCTTGAACGCCTTTTCTAGGATCTACAGCCATTAAACTGAATACAGTTCTGCTATCACGTATCTGCCAATATGCCCAATTTGTGTGAATATTAATCTGCTTATATAAGTTCTCTATTATGACCATATCAAATTGTGGGCCTTGACACCAAATTTGTTCACAGCCTACTAGCCACTTATTAAGTGATGTAGCAAAATCGTTTAATTGTATTCTTCCTTCTTCTGCAAATGCAATATCTTGAATTTCTTGTGATTGTTTGCCCCACCATTCTATTGTGCCTTGGTCGACATCTCTGCCTAGTTCTGTTTGGGCATCAATATCAAGTTTAGCATCAAAGAATGTGTGTGGCTCTTCATTTGTGTAAGGATCGAACTTTACACCACCCACACTTAATACTACTGCTTCTGGCGTAGTCGCCAAAGTCTCTATATCAATCATTGCGTGGGTGGTCATAAGTATTCCTTATATAGAAATTACATCAGCATACATGCCTTCAAAGACAAGTTTTGCTTCTTTTAATGTGTAAGGTTTTTCGTTCCAATCAGAACGTTCTCTACTATTCATATCATACCAAACAGAAAAATTCTGTTCAGAAGTTAATGATTCATCATATTCAAATATTTGCATTTTTACTCCTAAAAAATAAATTATGTATATTATACGATTATTTGGTATGCGTGTCAACCTAATTATGCATTTAATTTTTTGAAGTATTTTTCGTAAAGTCGCTTTTCCCAACGATATGCTTCACGTTCCCAAGGTTGATGACTGTATGGAACCTTAGAGTAATCTGCTTTTTTCCATTTCATATTGGAAGGTGATAATTCTCCTGCAATGAACTGTTTAGCATGAATTAATTCGTGTGTTAAATTCAATAAAAGTTCTTCTCTTGTATATCGATATCCATCTGATGTCCTTGCTATTTCAATATCAATATTCTTTTTATCTCCCCAACAATACCCACCTGCTTGTTCTTCTACTGCATTATAAATCCAAACATCTACTTGTACATTGCGTCTAAGTTTATTTGGTATTATATTTTCTAGAAGTAGTTCGCTTACATTTTCAACAAATTTGCGATTTTTTAGTTGTCCATGGATTTCCACATGCACCATATCTTGATTTCCTACCCAATTAGATATTGTGCTTATAGTAGCATCTTGTGTGGATTTGTCAACCTTTTTGTATGTTATTGATTTGGAAGGAATTAACTTATTACTATGTCTTCCATTCCGGCTGTTCTGAGCCTTGTGATGTGACCTATCTGCCATTGTTTAGTATCTAATCCCTTCATGATGCCTAGGTATTTGTTCCTAAGTAGACTATATTGATTGCAAAGGTGTGTTAGGTTAATAACACTATCTTCACTATCAACGAACTTTTCTGCGTCTCTACTACTTAGTGTCCTATTGTAGGATTCTAAATACATTCTGAAAGTTTTACTTCTCTCCTTACGAAGTTCAATATTTAAGTGTTCTAGAATTGCTTCTATTTCTTGTAATTGATTGAATCTATGTTCAGTGATGCCAGGAAGGGAAGAACTAGATTTCTCTAGACTTCCCTTAATACCGCATTCGTATTTGGCTTCTTGTAATTCCTTTTCATAGTGGTCAATAGAGTCAACTATTTTCCCTAAATCTTCTACAACTGAATTATACCAACCTGCCATAATTAATCCCAATCATCCATTTCTGCTTCTTCTTCGCCAATGCCATAGTGTCCAATAACTGCGGCTTTTAAGGCAGAGTCGAAAGTATTTGCTTCATCTTCCACTCCGGCAATATCGCATTCTTCATCAAAGACGCGAACAATATGTTCTGCGGCTTCCACTCTGTCTTTTTTGGCTATATAATTCTTGAGGGTATCCCAAGTGCTTATTAATAGTTGTAATTCAGGATTCATTATTAAACTCCTCTATGTTAGGTTCATCAACTAAAGTCTCATCATCTACAATGTCACTTAAATCTTCATCTTCAGTAACTAATGGTATTTGATTCCACTCGTCCATAACTACTTGTAAACGTTCTTCAGTCCACTGCTTTCTAAACTCTTTAATAATCTCGCCTGTAACAGGTGATGTATATTCAAGTTTATTACCAGTTTTTACAACGATACCTTTTGCTTCAAGCAATTCTAAAATACCTGAGTAAGGATTCATTCCTGTCTCATATGGTATTTTAACCTGTACACTTTCAAACGGTTTGCTGTAACGAGTTTTCATTACTTTACATGCCGCTCTAATACCTTGTACAGTAGTAGTTTTGTTACCATCCTCATCTTCTTTGAGCTTTAACTTTTTCATTGCTACTACAATACTACTTGCATATACAAAACCTTGTCCACCGGATATTTTATCATCTGGATCAAACATATCTTGTGATGCGTATGTATGGTTAGTTGCAACAAGCCCAATTGGATGTGGTGCTAGTTGATTAACTGTATTTCTAACTAAGGCTGTTAATGCCTTTGGTTTTCTACCCATATCACCTTTCATGTCACCTTTTTCAAATTGTGCAACATCAGTTGGTGTTAGTAACATACCTAAACTGTCTACTACAAATAGCATTTTAGGTTGTTCATCGTATGGTAAGTCACCATAGTTAGTTTTATAGTCTTTTACAAATTCACTGATTGTTTTAGCAACATCATCAATCATGCTGACACTAATTTTGAGAAGTTTCTCAGGACTAGTATCTACATCTAATGCTTGTAGCCAATCTTCATCAAGTGCATTTTCACTATCAAATAATACTACTTGACAGCCTTGTTGTTGTGCATTACGCACTAAGTTACCTGAACAGATAAAACTTTTACCCGAACCAGATTCGCCAGCAAACACACTAACTTTACCTAAAGGGACTCCTTTATGGAAGTCCCCACTTATTAAGTAATTTAAAGTGTAGTTACCAGTTGATATCCAATCCTGTGGGTCATGAAAGCCTGCACTGATTCCAGTGATGCCTTTAGTTATGCCCGTCCTGAACTTGGTTAAGTCAAATGGTTTCTGCATGATGTATCTCCTTACGACCTTTTACGGATCATATTCAAGATGTC